CACACGTAATACTTTGGCTTTGAAAATGTATAATTGTTTATCTAGCGTCATTCTTTAGCACCTCATCTAATTTATGTCTTAACCCTAAATACCACGTATTGTGACTGACCGATAACTTATAATTGATGTGGCGAGTAAATAACTTCACCACATCGTCTAGTTTGCGTTTATACTCATCACGCTCTGCACGTAAGCAGGTAATGTCTGCGATGAGTGTGTCACGTTCTTTTTCGAGTTGAATTATTCTCTCTCCCAAATTTACTAAAGAATTCATTCAACCATCTCCCCATTACGCCATATCAGCGTCATAGTGTAGTCATCGTTAAGAATGCAGAAGGCTTTAGGATCGTACAATAAATCATCTAGAAAATCGTCTAACACTGTTTTTATAGATTTATTTTCATTCAAAAATACAGTTGTATCATCATTGTATTCTGTTACCTCTATTAACATAGGTATCACAGTATCTTCTGTAATTTCTTCTTCAACTTCTACTGTGAAAGTTTCGCCTGGTTCGACCGCTGTTTCAATAGTCACCCAACTATCATCATGAAAACAAAATTCCCCATCTTTACTACCATAAAAAATTCTATGTTCTTCGCCATTCTTCCAACCCCATTGAATCAGTTCTGGTAACGTCATTTCTCTTTTAGTTTTAATTTTTACCATGTTTAACCCTCCCTACATATCGAATATGCTAATCTGACTCCCTAACTCCTCTGCATACATCAGATTGTGTATTGATTTAAATTCGTTATATTGTGCATAAGTGAAGAAATCATCTATGTGACTGAAGTGTGTTTGTGGAAATCCACTTAAGTTGTATCCACCATCTGTTTCACGTACGATAATTACTTTATCCCCCGCAGTATTATATAAGTGGAATGTGTTCATCAGTAAATAACCTCCCAATCATCGTCATCTGTAAGGTAATAATAAAATCCATTTTCTAATTCAACTTCGGCATTCTCTTTGCCTTTGAAGTTGTAGTACAGTTCTGTTACTTTACCTTCATAAGGCTTTTCTTGCTCGCTGTCTGTATAAAAAGCGACACGATCATCAATGTTTAATTCTCTGATTTTCATCAAATCACACCCCCATGCTTTAATATGTGTCTGATTGTCCAACCCTTACGTAAACGTTGAGTAATTACTTTTCTATCTACACCAACCTTCTTAGCCAACTGATTTGTAGTAAATTCTTGTCCGTTATAACTCCACACTTTCGATTTATCTCTTTCGATAGTAGGAAATTCGATAAGTTCAACTTCTTTTTCAGATTCATGAAATTCTTCTGGCTCTTTGACTTGTACACCCGCATACCGACATAAGTCACGATATGCAGGACTTGCTGGCACAGATTGCCTCACTGTCTTTAACCATGGTTTTTCCTTACGTTTACTTTTGTACTCCTGGTATGCTTTTTCTGTCTTCATTTGGTCCCAATTATCTAATTCAGATTGCGCTATTTTTTCTCCATTACGTTTTAACGCTATTACTGTACGCATATTAATCACCTTCTATTTAAATTAGATTTCAAAAACATCTTCAATTTCAACATCTAGAGCGTCCGCTATCTTTTTTGCTAGTTTTGGACTAGGTGTTTTCTTACCATTAATAATTTGGCTTAAATACGTTGAGCTTACTTCTGCCTTGATTGCTAAAGTTGACAAATTTAAACCTTTTATAAACATTGCTTTTTTTAAATCGTTTCGTTTTACATACACTTTAAACATATTAATCCCCCTCTATAATTTTTAGTGCGTCTTCTACTGAATAGGCGACGCCGTATACAATTTTGTGTTTCATGGCCCACTCTTGAAATTCAATTTGTTCACTCGATAATTTGCCAGTAGGCTTTTTAATCTCAATCGCTATAAACTTACCGTCTTTTAACCTTGCTCCGAATATGTCAGGAAAGCCCTTCGGTAAGAGTTTCAACGTCCTCTTACCTACACGTACCATTCCAGCGTTAGCTCTCCATACCTGACATTCAGAATTATTTAAAGATTCAATTATTTGTTTCTGGATTTCAGCTTCTGTCATGTCTACTCCTTTGCGTAAAGTCGATTTCATCAAAGATGAGTTGACTTACTTTGTCATAGTCGTCAAACGGCGTAATTCGTCCTCTATCAAGCAATCTTTCTATCGCCCAACCCATTTGTACCAGATTGATTTGAATGAGCGTATCGCCTCTATATGTGCCTCTGTAGAGGTCTCCTAAAAAGTCTTGCATTTCACCGACAGTCATTAGTAGAACCTCTGGCTTTTCTTGTAAAATTCCATTTGAACCACACCAGTCTCACCGTCTTTATTTTTAACAACGTTTACTTCGATATCTGATTTACCAGTTTCGTTATCCACTAGATCCTTATCGTAGTAATCATCTCGATATAACATGAATATAAAATGCGCATCTTGCTCAATGCCGCCAGTTTCTCTTAAATCACTCATCATTGGCCGTTTATCTTGCCTAGATTCAACGCCACGACTTAATTGAGCGAGTGCTATAATGACGCACCCTGTCTCTTTAGCGATGATTTTGAGGTCGCGACTTATTTTCTCAACTTCAAGTCTGCGTTCTTTCATCGGTATATCCGACTTCATAAGTGTTAAATAGTCGATAAATATCACGTGCGGTTTATCACTTTCTTGCATTGCTTGCTCACGAATATTCCTAGGCGTTATCACTGCACCGTCGTGTATAGATAAGTGCGGTAACTGCTTAATTTGGTTAATGGCGTCCATAATTTGATTTGTTTCGTCCAAAGATAACCCTTGTGATTGCTTAATTTTAGTTAGTGGAATGTTAGTAATCATTGATATTAGACGCTCTCCTATATTCGTCCCTCCAGTTTCTAAACTGAAGAACGATGTGGGATAACCTTGTTGTGCAATACGCCACATAATATTTAAAGCGAATGCTGTTTTACCTGTAGAAGGACGACCAGCTAATATATTGAGTTGTGATTTCTCAAACCCTAATATTTTGTTGTCAATACTGTTGTACTTCGTCTTAATAAACTCTCTAGGTTTATCACTCAACACATTGGTCATAATTTCTTCAAGAAACGTATCAGTAGGATTAGTCTTTTCAATATTCAATTCTTGAAGTGTTTTAATTTCATCTGTTAATACTTTTAAATTTTGTCCATCTGGCTCTTGTAGATATTCATTAATCTTATTAACGGATTCATTCACAATGTAGTCATTCAATAAATTCAGTTGATCATCCATAAAGTAAGATACTTCAGCAATATCAAGGTTATAGATTTCCGATAATGTTTTTGTGGGTATAAAATCTTTATCATTACGACACTTATAGTAAATGTCGTTTAAGTCGACCTTCCCTTTATCAAGTACATACTCAACAAACTTTCGTGCATCATCGCTTTCGAACATCTCAGGTTTGAGTTTCAGCTTACTTATTAACTGAGGATTGCGCATAAGGTTAGAGATAAGACTTTTTTCAGTTGTGTATCTATCAATCCGTGTCAAACCCTAACTCCTCCCTCATGCGACGCCAACGTTCCCTTGCTTTTTCTAATCCTCTTTGGTAATTAGGGTCGTTTTTAAGCAAATATTCTTTCGTTTTCTCTTCTGGCACTTGCGTGTAATTAAACTCTTTAGGTTTATACGCTAGAATGTCAGCCACTTTTGGTTTATATCCATTGTTAGCAATGTAGTTTTTAGTCTTACGTAACGTTGGTTCGTAGTCCCCTTTTTCGGATAATATCTCTATCCATGTACTTGCCTTTTCTTTAGTGAGGTTCATAACGTAAACATCATTGACAAGCCTCAATATGTGTAAAGCCTCTTTTTTTAACATCGGCATTAATTATCACCTAATTCGATTTCAAGTTCATCTAATATTGAGCTAGTTTTTTGTTTAGGTTTTACTTTTCGTTCCGCTTGTTCTCTAGTAGTAATACCTTCTTTATTCCAGTTCTCCAATACTTTAATAAGGTAGTTAATGCCTTTATCCTTTTCTTTACAATAGTTAATAGCTACTTTGACAATTCCTGATTTTTCTTCTTTAAATAACTCAATTTCATTCTCTAATTGTTGTACTTTTAATGGACTTTGTATTGGTTCTAATTCTTTACTTATTAATTGGAATATTTTAACCGTCTCGTCTGTCACATTATTAGTGTCTTTATTATTAGTTAAATCATTATTAGTACTATTATTATTAGTAGGATGCGATTCTCCTACGTAGGTTTTTCCTATGTAGGAATTTCCTACGTTGGAAAATCGAATGTGGTTAGGTTGTTCATATACAGCATATTCATATTCTTTCAACCTACCTTTGGCATCTCTTTTTCTATTTCGCTGAATGTATCCTATTTCTTCTAATTCTTTAATTCCAGACTTTAAACCACTTAGCCCGTCAACCGAATGCTTTACCAATTCAGTCTCGTAAATTTGCCAGTCATCAGGTCTACTTAATAAATAAAGTAGAATACCTTTTGCTTTCCAACTTATATTAGAATCATGTATAAAATCTTTGTGAATCGTTACGAAATTTCCTGATTCTTTATAAACTCTAAAAGTTGCCATTTATCTTCTCTCCTTTCAACATTTTATTAAGTCGTTCATCCACATCAACCCAACTGTCGTGCAAGTGGTACTTGTCATTGAAACTGTCCATTTCAATGTTGTGCTGTTCTGTGTGATGTTCACGGCACAATGCCAATGCTTGATTGCCGTAGTGGTTTATCTTTGTTCTGTCACGCCCACGTCCTACTGCATACCTATGTGCTAAATCTGAATGAGGTTTACCGCAGATAACGCAATTCCGGTTCACTGTTGACCAGTAGAGGAATGATTTGTCTTGCTTTAGTAAATCACTTGTTTTGTAATTGAGTGGTACGTCGTTGTGGAAAACCCAATCAAGAATTACTTCGATTACTTGATTTGCTTCTGTACGTGTACAATTTGAGAGGGACAAGCTATCGTACCCCTCAACAAACGCCACGTAATCCATAAACATTGAGCGCATGTATTCTCGTGGTTGCCCTATGTGCTGCTCGATGTCGTTGCATAAAGCGAATATCTTACGTCTTTGCTTATCCGTGATTGTGTATGGATCAACTGGAATAACATCAACTTCAACTTCTAATCCGTTATCTAATAACAACGAATCTTTATCGTTGAGTTCCACACCCTCGATAACCGCTGTTGTAATGCCGTTATCTTGTCTGGTGTAACTTTTGATTAATGGCATCTAATCACGTCCAATCAGAACGGCAAGTCATCATCAAGGTCACTATTATCAAAAGGATTGTCTTGCGCTTGTCCTTGTTGTTGTTTAGGTTGGTTGTTGGATTGTCCTTTGTTATCTAAAAATTCAACACGGTTTGCGATCACAAGCACTGCAGAACGATTGTTACCTTGTTTATCTTGAAATCTATCTTGTTTCAGATTACCTTCAATTAAAATCTTGCTTCCTTTACCGCAGTAGTTGTTGAGTAACTCTGCTGTCTTGCCAAAAGCCACGATGTCAAAAAACGATGCATCATCCTTTTTGAACGGATTATCTACTGCCATTGAAAAGTTAGTCACTTGAGTTTGGCCTGCTTGCTTAAGTTCTAAATCTTTAGTAATACGTCCTGTTAAAATTACTGAATTCGCCATTATTCATTCTCCTTATATTTCTTTGCCATATTTCTAACCATGTTGATTGCGTTGGCTGCTTGTTGTTCTGTCAAAGTATTGTAATTTTTAATCCTGAATTTTTGTTCTGCTTGTTGTTGTGTTACATCTTTATTTAGTGACTTCATTAGTTCTACAAAGTTAAGCACTTCTTGCTTTAATGCTCCTACAGTCTTACTACTTGCTTTAGGTTCTGATTTACTTTGCTTACCACTTGCTGCATTACCGTCATCATCTTGATCACTAGTAATTCCAAAGATTGCGGATAACGAATAGCGTTTAAGATAGCTAATCAATGACCCTGCACCTTGTGGTGTATTCTTTTCTGCATTCATAAATACAGGGTCATACTCGATGTATTCGCCACTTTCATGCATAAGCATTGTAGCGACTCCTACACGCCCCTCACCGTCGTTTAATGCCCATTGGGTATAAGACAATCCGTGAGGTGTTGCAGCCTCGTCAATGGCTTCTACAACGTTCTCTAGAGGTACATATTTTGATTTGAAGAAAGGATTGTTTTTATCTTTAAGCGGTTGTTTAACTTGTTTACGAAAAGCGACCATAGCTTTGTTGATTTCAACAACTGATTCAGATTTGTTCATTACTTAATCACCAAACTTTCACTGTCACGTAATTCTACACCCTCTACTGTGACACCTGCTTTAATATCATCTTTGATTTGCTTTTTATTTAATTTCGGCGCTTGTGAAACCCAGTAATCATTACCGATTAACTTTTCATCTGTAATATGAACGCTAGGTGCATTCTTGCGTTTATAGATATAGTTTGTGGATGTTCTGAACTTCTGTAATCCTTGAATATCAAGCATTTCTTGTAGATAGCTTTTTAACCTTTCAGAGAAGTTTTGCTTTTGTTGTTTTAAACCTTGCAGGCGCTTAATTTCTTTGTCTATAGCATCGACATCAGCATCCACACTGCGTTTTAGTCCGATTGTATTATCGAACTTTACATTCAATTCAACTTCAATTGAATCTAAAGTGTCTTTTAAATCGCTAGGATCCATACCTTGTTCTATTAGATCAAGCACTTGTTGATAACTTGTTGATAATTGAAATAAGTTCCTCATCGAAACCCTCCTAACAGTTGATTCATAATGTGGTCATATTCATCTACGTTTTGTTCAATCCATGTACGCGCATCTTGCGTTAAAAGGTCAGTAGCACTGTCCATACCAGATAAATCACTTATTTTGATTTCACTGACTGTATTACCATCACGATCTTGAATCGCTACATTCACGCTGAATTCAGTCTTTGCCACGTACATATAAAATTTGAATCCATCTATCGTGATTGTTTTCGAAAATTCTTGTCCAATTTCGTAATACATTTGCGTTTTCCTCCTTATTTGATATAATGAGGTCGGAATCTAATGTATTACTCCGACCTCGACTGAATGCTAGCCCACACTAACATTCAGTCTTTTTTGTGTAATCTCATCCAAAAACATACACATTTTATGTTGTTAATGTTTAAAATGTTGATATAATGTAATTAGATATTTCGCACAATATCAATCCCAGACTGTTTGTTGGTTTCCTCTACATCCAGTCTTTTTTATGCACTAATTACATACTTCGAGGCATAGTAACTAGTAATCATTGTGAGTATTGCTACGAATATTGTAGTAGTGAAGTACGCCTCAAACGCGAAAGGAGTTGTAATGACAAAAGTCGTGACTAGCGCAATAATTAATGACATTAATTTATCCATTCTATGTTTCTACTCCTTTTGCTTTGATAATTTCGGCAAAGTTTTCGTCAATATATCTACTCATTTTTCTAGCGTTGAATCTCCATCGATTAAATGACTCATCAGGATAGTGTGCAATTCCAAGTCGCTTGAGTTCTTGTTCAAATTTAGGGTTAAATAAAAATTTCTCTTTGATAGTGTCATCAGCCGACATTTTTAATTTCTTTTTTAGGTCTTTTAGATCCCACACTGGGTCATTTGCTAAATCCTCTAATTCTCTAAACTTTTCACTTTCAATGAGTACAAATCCTTCAGGAATTGATGCAGTTATTTGTATTGTTTGAACCATAAGGGCACCTCCCTAATCTTTAAAAGGACTTTTAAATCCTAGCTTTTCACATCTGCCTGGACGACGTTTTGTGTCTCTAACGTAATGCTCGATTTCAACATCATAGCCGTTTGAATACATATGTTCTTTTGGAGTCTCCCAAGAAAATTCAACATTTCTCTTATACTTGAGCTTTTTGCCTTTATAAATGACTTCGGGCACACTATTGACGTCTTTGACTTTTATTATTAGTAAGTTTCTGTGGGTTAACGTTTTAATTACTTCCAAATACTTTTTAATTTTCAGTTCGTCCAACATTATTTGGCCCCCTTAATTTAAAATTTGCAATACCACTGCTACTATCGACACTATCGTTGCTAGTATCGATAACAGCATTGGTAATATCGATTGTGTTTTAAATTCTTCTTTCGGTCGGTTATTCTCGTTCAAACACTTTATTAAATAGCCGACTGAACGATTGTAATCTGCACTTCCTCTTCTTAAAGCGAGTAATAATAGTTTGGCTTTTGTTAAATGATGATTTTTGTCATTTAATATCGACATTAATTCCTTTTTATGCTCTTCGTTCATAATGTCCTCCTTAAATTAGTTGTTCAATTGTGAATTTTGTTCATAAATTTTCTGCTATACTCCTGTTAAGGAGGTGAAAAACTTATGAAAAATTACTATCATCTTTTATCTTTTCATGATGATATGGCTGAAAAATCTGTTAATAGCTTTCTC